CTTGCCATTAAAGCAGAAGAAATCAAAGCTCTTTATCAAAACGTTGCTCAAACTATTGGTGACGCATTTGGACAAGCTTTCCAGGACGTAGTGAACGGATCAAAGGGCATGCAAGAAGCATTATCAAGCATGCTTCAATCCATTGGACAAAGCTTTGTTGCAATGGCAGCGCAAATTATCGCGAAACAAGTGGCAATGGTGGCGCTTGGTGTCATTTTGAAGGCTCTTGGTGTTCCAATGGGAGGAAGTTTTGGAGGAGGAGCACAGATCGGCGAGCAGGTGAAAATGCCAACTGGAGTTGGATTCGGTGCCGGAGGAGGTATTTTGCAGAATTCTGGCGGACAAGGTTTTGGTACGCTTGGCCCTGATTTTGGCATCAGGAAATTTGCTAATGGCGGCATTGTAAATGGCCCCACACTTGGCCTCGTGGGCGAAGGGCGTTACAACGAAGCAATTGTGCCTCTCCCTGACGGCAAGAGCATTCCAGTGCAAATGCGAAACCAGCAATCATCTCGTGAATTGCTATCTGCCAAAGAACAACGAGGAAAAATGTCACCTACTGTATTGTCTATGAATTTTGAAACTACTAACATCAATGGAGTAGAATATGTCAGCAGAGAGCAACTAGAACAAGCAATGGCTCAAACCCGTAAAGAAGCTGCTCGTGAAGGCGCCTCGCAAGGCAGCCGCTTAACGCTTGATAAGCTTAAGAATTCACCATCAACTCGTCGTCAACTTGGCATACGCTAATGTCTAATTTCCCTTCCATTGCTCCTTCTGAGCGTTCCATTAAGATGGGAGAACCACCCATCAAGCTTTATCGTTCATTGAATGGCACAGTTGTGCGTCGAAGCTTTGGCAATAAACTAGCAAATTATCAAGTCGAGCTTAAATTCAATGGTGTTTCAGAAGCAAAACTTGCTCAATTCTGGGATCATTATCACGATACAAGGAATCTAAACAATGGTTTCTCGCTGCCAGATATTGTTTTTAAGGGGTATCGAACTAATGCAAAAATTGGGCGTGATGAAGGTTTTGTTGATCGCATTAATCGGATGAATTCAATTGAATGGTACTATGCTGAACCTCCTTCCATCGAAAGCATTTCCACTTCATTTAGCAATGTTAGTATCACGCTTGTAGGAGAGCTTAAGTATTCTGAATAACCATGATCAATATTGCTCATTTTGTTGTCATTGAAACCTCAGCAGGTAAAGTCAATAGGTTTCAGAATTTCTTCCATTCCGAAACTGGTGGCACTCAAATGCCGGATAGGAATAAAATTTTTGCATCAGATCCATTGGGCGGAGAAGATGCCTCTGTTTACACGTTTGTGCCATTTGCTCCACAAGGCTCCACTGCTCAGATCAATGGCGACAATGATGCCATGACTTTGTTGTTTCCATTTTCAACATTTGGCGTGCGTTTAGTAGAAGAGGCCGATGGAAATAGGCTATCAAAGCTTCAATTAAAAACAGTATGGCTTGAAACGAATGACCCCGCAGGAGGTCAGTATGCAGTCTTGAGTCGTTACACTGAATACTTTCTTGGCATTGGCGCCAGTTTTTCCGATACAGTGATTGAACTAAGATTCAGAAGCGCGATGGATAGCGTAGGTGGTCGTTTCCCTGCCGCAACGTTCACGAAAGAAAATGCTGGACGTTTGCCTATTGAAGCTCAAATCAGGACACGCTGATGTTTAATGATTTGATTGGCTTACGCCACAAAACAGCAGCCAAGTTTTACCCTGGTTGTCAAGAAATTGACTGTTTCTTTTTAGTTGTTGAGGCTAGAAAAAGACTTGGCAAGAAAGACAATGAGCAGCAGTTTATGTGGGTTTTTGAGAAGTATTATCAAAGTGGCAAATTCCCAGTCAAGCAAATTTTATCAACTATCCATTCCATTGCTTCTCCCACCACTGAGCCGGAGGAGGGAGACTTGGCGTTGGTCGGCGTTTCGTTTAAGGAAGTTGGAATTGGCGTTTACGTTAATGGAGGCATACTGTCTATTGCTATCGATAAAATGTCAACATGGACACGCAACAACAAGCAAGCTAAACTGTTTAAAATACACGAGCTGAAATAAAGAGATGCGGAAACTACTCCCTTATGAACACGCCTTGATTGATGCCCTTGGCATTACAGAAGAGGAGTATTTCTTGTTCAGGAAGGCTCAACAAGAATACAACGACATTAAGGAAGGCACGATATTTGACGCTCGCAATGGCACTGCAGTTGCGGCGCTTATCGTCGCTGCCGTTGGTGTATTGTTTCAAGTTGGAGCTGCGTTATTGGCTCCAAAACCGAATATTCCAACCATTGACATCCCAGATGTCGATGAAAGTAGTTCTCAAGTATCTCGGCGCATTGCTCCTCGTTCTAGCTTTAATACAATTCAATCATTGGCCGATTATGGTCAAACTATTACCCTAATTTACGCAAACAGTGCTTTCAACTCTAGCGGAGGAGTGAGAGTTAACACTGTATTGCTGAGATCTGCAGTGTATAGCTTTGGAAGAAATCAATATGTGCAATTAATGGCAGCAGTTGGGGCTGGAGATATTGGACCCATCAATCCAAGGACGATTTCTTTTGGCCAAACTTTAATCACTCAACTCCCAAGTGAGACGATCTGGATTTATGAATCCCGTGATAAAATTCCAACTTACAACGAGAAAAGATTCGGAAACAATTCCGACCCTGGCCGACAAGCGTCAGCAAGCAATGAAAATGTTTATGGCATGCGAGCTTGGATACAACACAGACCGTTAAGTGGATATACTCAAGCATTTTCCCCTCCATCGTCCCTTCAGCTTGGTTTAACAGAGCCAATCCCATTAAAAGAAAAAGTTGTAGTGCGAAAGAAAGAAGGCACGGAGGATCTTCAAGAAATACGCAATAGAGGTGATAAAATCAATAGCAATAGGTTCAATATCAGATTTAAACGAGTAGATTATGGCGCCGCTAGCAGCGGAAGTGCTGATGCCAGATCAAACGAAGTACTTGATCAAATCGTTCAAAGCCTAGAGATTGGTTCTTTGTATAAACTTGGCTCTACAAAGGCACGCCTTATTAATATACTTGGCGGATACGATGTGACAAAGAATGATGTAATCGCAGAGTTTAAAAGAGTGTCTGGTTATCCAGTATTCAAGAGTAACTACGACAGGGATAAAATTGCAAAGATAACAGATGCGACATACACAACCGTATCTCCAGTTTCACATGTAACTTTTTGTTTCAAGGCTAGAGTTTTCATGAATGTGCAAGGTCGTCGGGCAAGCTATGGCAGCGAAGTAAGCGACAGTGGATTTAACGAAGGCGAAAATGGAGACAAATATCGAACTGCAATGTTCATCGCTCGTTATCGAGAGCTTGGCTCAACACGTTGGGAAACCTCTCCTGGTATTTTTTGCGTACGAAGGTCAACTGAAGCCGAAACTTATTTTTCCCTTTCTTTCAACGCTGGTATTGGACCAGTTACGCGATGGGAATTCATGTTTGAACCAGTTATTGCCCCAGACGCAGAAATGGAAAGGCAAGGTGCCCAAAATATTGCAGGTAGTGTTGCTTATCATTACATAGAATCAGCCGGGGTGCCCCAAGGAACAGGTAGCAATTCAAAATTTCGTTTTATTGGAACCAGTCGTGCTTCACGGTCTGACTCAGATAAAAACCCTCCAATTAATACGTCACCAAAAGGACTAGACGAATGGACGATTTCTAGTTTGCGTAGCGACACGATACTTCGCACATCATTTGACAGTGGACCTGAATTTTCTATTGTCAGCGTCACTGAACAACAAAATGAATCTTATCCATCGGGTCTTTATGAAAACATGACGCTACTTGGCGTCAATGCTTTTAGCGGGCCAGGTCTCACTGAATTGCGATCATTGAGCGCATTTGTTGATTACGGCAAAAAAATAAGATCGATTGGGTCAAAGGGATATGCGCCGCTTCCAAATGTCCACTCGAATAAACCACCGGAAATTTTTCTTGACACCTTATTGGACGACAAAAACGGAATTGGTCAATACATAAACACGGAAGGCATTGACATTGATCGGCTTTACACTGCCAAAGTGTTTTGCGAAACAAACGAATATTTTATGGATGGAGTCATTGCCAGTCAGCAGCCATGGAGACAGTTCTGGGCTGAAGTTGCACCGTATTCATTGCTTGAATTGGCAAAAATTGGAGGCAAGGAAACGCTAGTGCCAGCCGTTCCGTATGACCAAGCCGGAAACAAAACTCGCCAGGTTCAAATTAGTGCATTATTCAATCAAGGCAATATTTTAGACGGCTCGTACAAGGAAGATTTCATTGACTATGGAGACAGTTCGCAGGATTTGATTGCAACAGTGATCTTCAGGAATCAAGACAGGATCAATAACAGAACCAATCCATTTCCTAAAAACGACACCGTAGAAATTTCACGGAGAGACACTAAAGGTGCCTTGGCAATTCGTAAAACATTTGATGTTTCAGACTTTGTTACACGACGGCAGCAAGCAATTGATTACGGTAAACTCCTAGTGCAACAACAGCGTCATGTGCGGCGATTAGTAGAATTTCAAACATTTCCAACGGAAGCGCCAATCGAACCTGGTTCCTATATCTACGTTCAAATTGATGACAACAATTGGGACAATATTCATTCTGGTCAAGTATTAGACGATGGATCAATTAATATTCCATTTGCCATGGAAAGCATCAGCGGCACGTTTGACACTTTAGTTTACGTGCCAGGAAAAGAACCAACAAAACATAGCGTCAGTTACAGTAAAGGACAATCTTCGTTTTTCAATGATTATGCCGGTACAGGCGCATTGTTTGTACTTGGCAGAAAAGTAAGTGCTAAGAGGGTTTTTCGCGTGATTTCAATTTCCATGGCAGCAGAAGGTGAGGTTACAGTTAGCGCAGTTGAACATCCATGCGAAGAAAGCGGAGGAAATGTTTTAAGCAAAGTGGCAAACTTTAGCGACGAATTGTTCAAAATCAGCTAGAATTGTTTCAAAACAATCTTCAGCTTACTATGACGGTTTACACTGGCAATAATGGGCGGTTGTATATCGCTCGTAGGGAATCATCCGGGCTGACCGGGAATATCACTGCAAATGTCGCAACAGGAGGGACAAAGCGTGTAACAAACAACGAGATCTATTCAATTCGCACTCGAACCGGAGAGGGGCGCGGCGCTGCCGTCAAAGCTTTACAAACTCAGAGCGCCGGACCATGCAATTTTACAGTCGTGAGGAGTGGTCAGTTTTATGAAGTTGGTGATCGCGTTTATATTGCTCAAAGGGTTAAAAATACTTGGGTGCGAAAAACAGACGATTTTTCAATAAGCTCCATTACAACCCGTGGTATTGACAGTGAACTGGAGATTGTTGGTCAAAACAAATATTTATATGGCAAAATTCGTAACTGGAGTCTTAATAGCTCCTCTGAAGTGGTTGACACGACAGCACTTGGTGATACAACGCGAACATACGCACCATCCATTACGTCCGGTGAAGGTAGTGCTACATTATTGTTTTATGAAGACAACTTCAACGAACAAGGCAGTATTAATCGTGAGAAAGACGTTTACGAGCTTGTAGACATCTTGTTTCCCCGAGACGTTGCTCCATTGGTAATCATGAATCTTGCCGTAGACGCAAGTATAATTGAAGGTGATGCTGAGCTAATGAAGAGTAATTTCCTGTTTAATGCCTACGTCACCGGTGCTAGCGTTTCAGTGGCTTATGGAGAAGTTGTGACAATTGACACTACATTCACCGTTGATGGTGCATTGCTTGACGTGCCTTGGAAGCCTGGTGTTGATCGTCTCTGATTTTTTTGTATATTTTTTAACATGACAGTATTTGCTGGACATTACGGGAGCCTAGATCTCAAGCGTTTAGCGGATACTCGTGTTTTGAATTTGCAAATCACAGCAGAAGATATTGACGACTTGCGAAAAAGATTTGCGATTTCAGATCGCAGAGGACTAGACCTGCCACAAGGCACTATCACAACAGGCGACAGGGTGCAAATTAGCACTAATGACGCAAGAGGGCTGCCTTTTAGGCTTTATACAAACTCAGAAAATACCACGTACGTTGACAATCCAACTGGCGATTATTTGCCAATTGAATTTTTTGCCAATGTTGACGCAATGGGAGCGATACGCATGTATCGTACTTTTGCTGGTGCTTTAAGCAATTCTGATGAGGAGTATTTAGCGGTTCCTCTACCAGTTTCTCCATCTGATCCTACCTGGGACGTTCAAGTTGCAACATTGCCAGGAGCTTATCATCAAGTTGGAAGAGTGCAAGGCTTTACATTTTCAACTGAACGTGAATCTGTTGATACAACAACTCTTGGAGATAACTATAGAGGCTTTTCTCATGCGGCCATTAGTGGTAGCGGTAGCGTTGACTGCTTGTTTGATTTTAAAGATGTTGACAACAATGAAGTTCCTTTTGCCATTGCTGAATTAATACAAAAGATTGAAATTGGCAGCAGGTTTCAGGGAAAGTTTTATGTTTTGGAGCCCTTTGGAGATCAACCCAAGGGCTTTAATTTTACTGAAGGTGTTTACTATGAAGTGAATGGCATGTTTGTTCGTTCTAGCATGACTGTTAGAGCGGACCAAATTGTTGAATGTAGTTTTGATTTTATTACATCAGGTCAATTCTTCTTGCGAGCGGGAGACAATCCAATCGCTATTACGACGGAGGATGATGTTAACATAGGTAATGAAACAACGCTGGAAGATCTAGGCGTTCTACGAGAGTCGAATTAGCAATGACAATCCGCATTTCCAATTTAAATGAGCTTTCGGTCAATCTTGCTCAGGTTGATCTTATTCCAGTTGTTGACATTAGCGCGGCTGAAACCAAGAAACTTAAAGTTGCCAATCTCATCAATGTTGGTATTAGTGGGGCACCATCAAGCTTCATTGATCTTTCTAAATTAAATCAAAGCTCTACTACTAAGTTAAGTAATAATGTTTTAGCCAATACGGGCGTAGCATCTGGCACTTATGGCGCAGCGGATACTGTTGCTCAATTTGTTGTCAATGATAAAGGCGTTATCACGACGGCAACTGGTGTTCCCATTGTAATTACTGCCTCATCAGTCACTGGTCTTGCTGCTGTTGCTACTAGCGGCACTTATGAAAGCTTATCAGGGAAGCCTACTTTAGGAACTCTGTCTAGTCAAGATGCTGGCAATGTTACGATTAGTGGTGGCACAGTTAACCAAGTTGCGCTTTCTGGCGTCACTATTGTCGCAAGTGGTGGCACTATTACGGGAATCACTGATCTTGCCATTGCAGACGGTGGTACGGCAGCTTCTACGGCCTCTGGGGCAAGGGCGAATCTTGGCTTGGCAATTGGATCTGACATTCAAGCTTATAGCTCAGTGCTGTCTGGTGTCAGTCAGCAGTTTGCTAGTGGCGACACTTTAATCTATGCTTCCGCGTCCGGTGTTGTAAGTAGTGCAGATTTCACTGCTTTTGGCCGTTCTATTGTTTCAGGCTCTACAGCTAGTGGCGTCAGGTCCACTTTAGGACTTGGCACAATTTCGACTCAGGACAATGGAAATGTAATAATTAGTGGCGGCACTGTTTCCGGCGTCACGTTGACCACAGGCAATGCAACCATTAGCGGAGGGACGATTAGTGGTATTACGGATCTTGCTATTACTGACGGTGGTACTGGCGCTTCAAATGCTTCAGTCGCTAGGGACAACCTTGGCCTAACGATTGGCTCTGGCGTCCAGGCTTATAGCNCAATTCTTAGTGGCGTAAGCGAACAATTCACGACTGCTGATACGTTGATTTACGCTAGTGCTTCTGGCGTCGTGAGTAGCGCGGACTTTACGTCCTTTGGTCGCTCCATTGTTTCTGGCACCACTGCTAGCGGAGTGCGTTCTACTTTAGGTCTAGGCACGATTGCCACTCAAGATGCAAACAACGTAAGTGTTACTGGTGGCACGGTATCTGGCGTTACACTAATCACCAATGACGTCAATATTTCCGGCGGCACAATTAGTGGAATCACTAATCTTGCCATTGCAGACGGCGGCACAGGAGCCTCAACTGCATCAGTAGCGCGAGCGAATCTCGGGCTCGTCATTGGCAGCGATGTTCAAACTCATGGATCGGCATTAGATGGTATCTCGGCTTCTGCTAGTGGCACTGATCTATTTTTCTACACAAGTGCTTCTGGCGTTGTTGAAAGTTCAAATTTTTCAAGTTTCTCCAGGACGTTAGTAGCAAATACAACTGCTAGTGGAGTGCGGTCTACGCTTGGCCTTGGTGCTGTTGCATTGCTTGAAACCATTTCAGTGGGTAGTGGCGAAATTGGCACTGCAGCAGTTGGTACTGATGAATTAGCAGACGATAGTGTTATCGCTGATAAAATTTTAGACGCGACAATTACTTTAACAAAAATTGCCGATACTTCTGAATCTGACGTTCTTATCGGACGAGCAACTGCAGGTGCTGGTCCATTAGAAGAAATCACTTGCACTGCAGCGGCGCGTACAATCTTAGACGACGCAACTATTGAAGATATTCGAGCCACTCTTGGTTTAGGAACACTTTCGACGCAAGACGGATCTTTCTCTGGCACTTCTACTGGCACCAACACTGGAGATCAAACAATCACGCTAACTGGTGATGTTACCGGCACTGGCACGGGATCTTTTGCTGCCACTATTGCCACAAATGCTGTTGTTGAAGACAAGATTAACAATGGAGCAGTCACTACATCGAAGATTATTGATAGTGGCATCACTGCAACTAAACTTGCAGATCAAAGCACATCTGTTGTGGCCGCTGATTCTCCGACGGGAAGTGGTGTTTATATTGGTCAAAAATGGTTTAATACGAACAATAGTTTTGAATACACTTGGGATGGAAGTGATTGGCTGAGGCAGGCGGCAATTAACACTATCACGCATTCTGGTGATGCTATTTATGCTTATACAACTGAATACGACGACAACTTTTCTGCCAATATTGTCCCAACGCTAAATACGCAAAGCGCCAATCAAGTATTGATTGGCCCTGCAAGCGGTTCTGATGCTGCTCCTACATTCCGAGTGCTAGCTAGCGGCGATCTTCCGATTGCAACTTCTAGCGGCGTTGGTGCAGTGCGGCCAGGCGCTGGCTTAAGCATGAATGGTGATGCCATCGCTCATATAAATACTATTAATGGTGGAACATTTTATAAAGTGGTGGCTGATAGCGAAGGCCACATTGCATCTGGTGCTACGGCATTAATTGCCGCTGACATCCCAAACCTTAATGCGTCTAAAATCACAACTGGAACTTTTGGTAGTGGGCTAATTGCAAATGATGCAATCAATGGAGAAAAACTTTCAGATTATTCGATTACGCGATTTGGTGAAACCACTCCAACTGCACAATTTACGGGACAATTTTTCTTTAATCCATTGGAAAAAGATTTGTTCCTTTGGGATGGAAACGTTTGGAATCCAGTTGGTATTAGCATCGGTGAAATTGTTTTTGCTGGCACTTATAACGCAAGTGGTAATACAGTTGCATCGCTGTCGCCTGAAGGCAGCGCAATTGGCTTAACAGTTGGCCAGCCTCTTCCATCGCCTTCGTCCACCTTCAATCGATACTATGTCGTCGTTGAAAGTGGCGGAACCGGCGTATCACCTGCACCTACAACCACTTTAAGCCCACCCGACCTGCTTCTTTGCAATGGCACTGCATGGGTGGAGATTGACGTTAGCTCTACTTACACATCGCAAACCGCGAGCCAAGTTGGATTTACTCCTGCGGCAAATCTTGGCAGTACTAATGTACAAGCGGCGCTTGAAGAAGTTAGTAACGAGTGCCGCAATGCTAGCAATATTGCAAGTGGTGTTCTGATTGAAAGTCATGGCGGCACTGGGCAATCAGCTTACACCAAGGGCGATATTTTAGCCGCTACTGGTGTTACGGATCTCGGCTTATTAGGCGTTGGAAGCGATGGTCAAGTATTGACTGCTGATTCTACGCAAGATACTGGTTTGGCATGGGCAACGCCAACAAGCGGTACAGTATTGAGCGTTAATGCGACTTCCCCACTTTCAGTCGCAAGTGGTTCCACTACTCCTCATATTACTGTTAGCAGTGCTTCTACAAGCGCTGCTGGCGTGGTTCAGTTAACTGATTCTATTTCCACGACGAGTTCTGTTTTAGCAGCAACTGCTACTGCTGTTAAGTCTGCTTATGATCTCGCAAATGCGGCTCTTCCACTTACCGGTGGCACGTTAGCTGGAGATTTAAATCTTGGTGTTTCAGTTGACATTGTATTCGAAGGAAGCAATAACAACGCATTTGAAACAACTCTGACGGTTGCTGATCCTACGGCAGATCGCACCATCACGTTACCAAATGTTACGGGCACTGTTGTTACGACTGGAGACAATGGAAGCGTAACCAATACCATGCTTGCTGGTTCCATTGCTGACACTAAATTGAGCACAATTTCAACAGCAGGAAAAGTTAGCAACAGCGCCACTACTGCAACAAGTGCCAATACTGTAAGCGCGATTGTGGCTCGTGACGCAAGTGGAGATTTTTCTGCTGGCATCATTGATGCTACGATTGACGCAGGTGCGTATTAAGCGCGAAACCAATCTTTCTTGTAGAATTAAAGTAAAAGGATTAATTTTGAAATGATCTACCCAGCTAGTTACGATATAACAATTTTACAAAATTCTACATGGAAAGCTTCTTTGCGGGTTACTCAAAATCGCAAAACGCTTTCCGAAGTAACCGTTAGCGGCGGAACCGTAAAATTTTCTTTGCCTTGTCACGATTATGGCGATGGCGATAAGGTGATTTTTACTATTCCTTCTGTTTCCGGCGACTCTTCTTATATTAGCCTTGTTCCATTGCCCACCAATGTTATACCATGCGGCCTTGATCTCAATGCTGTCTATTATGTTATTGCTAGCGGCCTTACAAATGATGAATTCTACGTGGCCTCATCGAGTGGCGGCACGGCGATTAACGCGACTGGTTCTGCAAGCGGAACCTTTTATTCCGCTTCCCCAGTAAGCCTGTCTGGTTATACGATTGACAGTGACGTAAAGGGGTTGCCTAATAATGATTTTGTAGCAACTTTTACGTCAATTGTAACAGACTCTGATAACGGAAAATTTGAATTATCTATGGCTCCTTCTGTCAGTTCTGGCATTCCCGCTGGCAGGTATAACTATGATGTTAGCCTGACACAATCTTCTGGAGAACGATATTATTGGCTTGCTGGAGTGGCCACAGTTGCGACCACATACTCTCGAAATTAATTGGAGGCGATAATGAGTGAAACTCAAATCACGCTAGCCGCAGCATCTGAAACCGAAGTAACTGTTGCAGTGCCTGGCATTCAAGGTCCAGTAGGGGCTGGCGTGTCAAGTGGCGGCACAACTAATCAAGTGCTATTTAAGCAAAGCAACGCAAATTACGACACGGCATGGAGCAAGGTGACAACCGCAATGATTGATGACCTAGAGATTGACGAGGGAATTTATTGATGTCTACTTCTGATTAGGTTTTCTGTCATAAATTTACTAGAATTTAAAGAAGCTTTTTCTTTTAATTTTTCCTTTCTAGGAGTTCACAATGGCTGGTCAGCTTCAACATTTACGTTCCTCGACCGAGAGCAAGCGCCCTACTGCATCAGGATTGGCCGATGGTTCTATTGCAATCAACACTGCTAGTGGATCCCCTGGCTTGTTTTTCAAAAACAGCGCCGGAGCTGTTGTTAAGGTTGGGCCTGTTCACGTTGGCAGCAGTGCTCCAAATGCAACTCCTGCTTCTGGCGGATCATCTGGTAATTCTGTTGGGGAGCAATGGCTAGACAACAGTGGTGGTAATTATGTTTTTAAGGTTTGGGATGGTAGCGCATGGCGAAGTGAGACTGGTGAATTTATAAATGCTAGTGGCGATACCATGACGGGCGATCTCGTCATGAATGATGCCAATATTGTTTTTGAAGGATCAACCGAAAACGGTTTTGAAACAACTTTAACAGTTGTTGATCCCACTGCAGATCGTACCATCACGTTCCCCAATGTTACAGGTACTGTTGTCACTACTGGAGATAGTGGCACTGTTACTAGCACGATGATTGCCGATGGCACAATCGTTAATGCTGACATCAATTCTTCTGCTGCCATTGCTCCCAGTAAAATTGGCGCTGGCGCATTGCCGACTAATGTTACAGTAGCAAGCGCAAATATTGTTGACGGCACTATTGTTAACGCGGATGTAAACGTCTCCGCTGCGATTGCTGGCACGAAGATTGATCCAGATTTTGGGAGTCAGACCATTGAGACTACTGGCGTAATTAATGCTGGACCCGGTACAGCAGCAGCACCTTCTGTTTCCGTTGGTACCACAGATAATGGGCTTTACTCACCAGGGACAGATGAAGTAGCCATCTCGACTAATGGGCAAGGGCGATTGTTTATTGATGCGAGTGGGAACATAAAGATTACTGCCAACCAGTTTCAAGCTTTATCACACAAGCTTTATGGGTATTCAGGCTCTTATGGAGCAACTGTCGTTGGGGCCGGTGGAGACAATTATGGAAACATTTCGCTAGGCGTAGACATTTCCGCAATTAGTGGCGGCAATTTCAATGGGCAGAACCAAGTCATTTTCCCAGCAACAGGCGGCCTTATCCCAAATAATGCAGGAACCGACTATATCGGTTTATTTTCACGAAATAGTTCAGATGCCATTTTATTGGGACCGGCCACGTTTTCCGGCAAAGCAAATGGACCACTAACGATTACATCAACTTCGGTAGGTCTGGGGACTAGCAGCCCTAGCTATACGCTCGACATCGCAGGAGCAAACGCCCGCCTAAAGAATACGTCTGGCAGCGCAGAGTTTATCCTATCGAGAAGCGCAAATACTG